TATTGAGGCAAGCCTATGAAGAAAGTCTGCATAACCTAACAGTAGTTTATGTGTGTGATTCTCTTAATCTAGATATTAACGAGGTGTATCAAGCTTATAACTCAATACCAAGTATCAAAGCAAAAGACGACTTTCTAATGAATATCACTTCAGATATCAATAGACCAGATTTTAACATTGGAACACTAGAAGGAAAGAGGGAGTTCCTTCGTAATATTATTACATATTATATTATTTGCGAGGGAATCTTCTTCTTCTCCGGCTTCGCTATGCTTCTTTCTTTCAATCGTCAAAATAAACTTCCGGGGATTGGCGAACAAATTCAGTATACTTTGCGTGACGAAAGCCTTCATATAGAATTTGGAACTAAACTCATAAACAGAATCAGAGAAGATCATCCTAAAATTTGGACCAAATCCTTTGAGCAGGAGACGCTTGCCCACATAGAGGCCGCTATGGAGTTGGAACTTGCCTATTCAAGAGACGTGCTTCCTAGCGGTATACTTGGACTTAACTCCGACATGTTTATTGACTACGTTCAGTTTATTGCTGACCGAAGGCTTAATAATCTAAATATAGACTCTCCTTATGGGGAGGCTAAAAACCCGTTTCCTTGGATGAGCGAAGTTATAGATCTTGAGAAGTGTAAGAACTTCTTTGAAACAAGGGTCACAGAATATTCTGTTGGAAATATAGAAGACGATTTTTAAAGGATACCTATAAATGCCGTTGTATGATTTTGAGTGCGACTCCTGCGGATCTGTTCAGGAAATATACAGAAAATTTGGAGACAAACTTCCGGAAAAGGCTTCCGAGCTTGATACAATATGTTGTAAGGGCTCCGCCAAGGTACATCAAGTTTATCACCCTCCTGCGGGTCATGTAGAGGGGTCTATGTCTCTTGGGAGTCTGGCTGAAAAGAACAGTAAACTTCTGGGTAAGAACAAAGTGGAAAAGCTGACAGAAGAATATAGAACCAAGAAGAGGAACGCCCTTAAGCTTAAAGAGGGGATGAAGATATCGAATGGTAAGACATTAGATAAAAAAACTGCCCAAAGGATTAACAAGATCAACAGCATGTCTGATGCCCAAAAGGTAAAGTTTATAAAGGATGGGGATGCATAATGGATTCAAAAGTTCCTCACGTAGCAATAGTAGGATTCAATATACATATTCACGAAAAACTTGAAGATGCATCACTTTCCGCCCAACCTAAGTTTCGAAAAGGTCTAACTTTCACTGTAGAAAGCGACTCAGAGGAAGGGTGTGTTGACGGTCTTGCAGAATTGATAAAGGAAACAAAAGATCTATGGATGAAGAACATAAACAAAAAATAAAGAGAGAGATGAAGGAGTCTTCGGTTGAGGATGGTGAACACACAATATTAAAATGTTCGTCCTGTGCCGCCCCTCTGGTTGATATATGGATTACAAAACCAGAAGCTAGTGTGAAGTTTAAAATGTCTGCAAAGTGTTGCTTCTGTGAAGACAAGTCTTTCTCAAAAATAATAACAGGCATCTTTCACCTTGGGGCAACCAACAAAACATCAATAGCACATTGCGAGTCTATAGATCAAGATGAGGACGTATTGGAAGGTAACGTGGATCTTTGCTATCTAATTCATACACAAAAAAACACTACTTCGGGACGTAAGAAAGGAAAACAGAGAGATGGGCATATATAAGATCAATAAGAAAAAGGGTTCTAGTCACGAGGAAGACATACCAACAGACGAAAGCTTCGAGTATTCTGTTGGGTATACTGATGGGTCTACGCAATCTCACCAAAGCATGGTTAACGTAACAATAGATCCGGACAGCAATGACTGCTATGCTAAGAGAGTAGACTTTCTTATTAGAGAAAACGGAAAATTAAAAGAGTCTAAAAGGTCTAACCACTATCTGAAGTTCGGTGTTAACGGATTTCTGTACGATCCTTGGGGAATATATAGCGAAGGAACACAACATAAAGAGGCAAAACATGCTGGAAAGATGGCTTGGAATTTCAGAAAAGTGAGCAGAAGAGCATTTACCTATTATCTCCAGTATCTTAAATCTAAAAACAAATCATACTTACACAACGCCGAAAGAGAGGTCAAAAATGGTTAATCTGAATGAGATAGAAAAATTTTATATAGAATCTCACAGACATCTCAAGCCGCATAAGATATCAAGACACATGAGAAAAGCCGTAACAGAAAAGGTGGTAAACGAGTACTTAAGATCTTTACCTCCCGAAGAGCCTCAAAAAACTACTTCGGGAGATATGATGGAAAGGGATACCAAAAAGGGCGTGGCCGTCATGACAGAGAATGCAAGCCAAATGTCCGACGAGTTTAGAGATTCCCAAAAAGATATTAAGATTGATAACTCAGACAAAATACACAAGATAAAATGAATCTCTGCACAAAAGAAAAAGATAAATTCTTAAAAGAGAAAACAATATGGGTAGCCAAGCTTTCTGATGGTACAACCGTATATCAGGACGATGATAGGCCGGGACTAGTCCAGCCAAGCTCTTGGTTAAGGATGAAGGAATATGTAGATGAGAATGGTCTTTACATAGAAGAACTGTCAATCAAATTCAGAAGCCATGTAGAGAAAGTTCGTTCAGGCGAATACTATCATTTCTCCAAGGCTATTGCCTGTATGATTGGAGAGGATTACGAAAACTACTTCATCTTTAGCACCCTAAAGGCAGGAAAACTTACAAGGGTGTGGTATATGATACCCCATATACTCATCACAAATAAGACAGTTACTGAGGAGTTGAAGAAATATAAACCTAATATGATTAAGGGAAGACCAAATGGCTAACGTCCAAGAAATACTAGATCAGATTGACAGTGGAATTGCATCATATACACCTGTTATAACACAGCTACAAGAGCAATATTTTTCTCAAAATGGCAGATATTGGCAAGGCTTATTCACACACTCTTCGCCACCATCCAATGAAAGTGCCGCTGCTCCAGACCAGCTAGGCGAAAGCCCGACAGACCAAGACTTCTCTTGGAACGACATAGCTTCAGGAATAATCCCAGAACAGATGCTGAGTAGAATCAGAATTGACTCCTATAAATCTTCAGGCGGCCATGGGTTTGTGGTGGTTGCTGAAAAAATAATTAATGGCGACACCTATTCAAAAAGCTATAACGTAGGCCCCGAAACGGGTAGGTCTACAGAATGGTCCATTATTTCTCAAGAATAATCATTGACACGGCCAAATATTATGGTACAATGTGTTAATGGCTAAGAATAGAACAAACAAGAGCACGTTCAAATCCATTTATGGTAATGGCTTTGTAACTCCAGCCCAGTACCTCACGGAGGCTCTATGCTTCCTTGTGGCCAGACAGAGAGGTATAAACCTGCCCGACAGATTCTGGGAGAGTGAGGAGTGGGCAAAATTCTTTCGTCATCAAGTGACTCTAGCAAATAGGCTGCTGAAGAAATATGATATAGACGCAATACTAAAGGCGTTGAAAGACAGAAGGATTAAAAATAAGATAAGGTCTTTGGGGGCTAATTTTATGCTTGTTCCTGTAGTTGAGGAATATCAAAAAGAGATAAATTATCAGAAGTCAAAACCAATAAAAGAAACCCCGAAACACAAAACTACCATCAGACCTTCCAAGAAGGTTGGCAAAAAATCAATCGTCTCTAAGCTAAAGGATTTGGATAGTGAGCACAGTTAGCGAAATAATAAAACAATTTGGAGATAAGGCAGTATTGCCAGCAAGCGCGGTCGTAGAAGAAGACAAACACATCATAGGGTGGTCTCCAGCTCTAGACATTATATTAGGTGGAGGAGTACCTGAAGGAAGCTGGGTAACTCTGACAGGAGAGCCTAAGTGTGGTAAGACCACAACCTGCCTTCACTTCGCAGCAAAAGCCCAAAAAGAAGAAAACGGCTCTAGAAATATATACTATTTAAACATAGAAGGCAGGCTTAAGCCTAGAGACTTGCGTGGTATAGATGGTCTTGACTTAGAAAACATTCATGTGGTTGGATCTTATTTCGATGAAGGAGAGGGAAAAGGTAGAATACTGTCAGCAGAAGAGTATCTGGACGCGGGAGAGCAAATTATAAAAAATGACCCCGGATGTGTTCTTATCATAGACTCTGTATCACAGCTTATTACAGAGAAGGAGATAAACAGTGGTGTTAGTGAACTTCATCGTGCTCCGGGAGCAAAGCTTCTTTCAAATTTTTGCAAAAGAATGGCGAACGTAATACCCGTCAACAGATCTATAGTCTTGGCAATTACCCACCAGATAGCTAATGTTAGTGGCTATGGAAAAAGCAAGGTGGAGAGCGGAGGTAGAAAAATTGCATATGCCGTAGACATCAAATTAGAAGCAAAGAGAGTAGAGAAATGGACAGTTGGTAAGGACGAAGATTCTCCAATAGGACAGATAGTAACTTGGGAAACGCAGTCAACGGCAATTATAGCCCCCGGAAGAAAAATAACGTCATATCTTAGGTATGGTAATGGGATTGATGAGGTTACTGAAATTATAGGTCTTGCTGTCGATACGGGATTTATTACTAAAAAGGGGTCTTGGATGACCTGTTCGTTTATGGAAAACCATCTCGACATACTTGGAGTAGATTCGTGGGATGAAGAAGCAGAGAAGTCTTGCAAGGCTCAGGGTCAAGAAAAAGTCAGAACCCTCCTAATGCAAAACCCCCTTTGGTTCGAAGCACTAAATTCAGATATAAAGGATATGCTTGTAGGATGATTGAAGTAGAAATAACAAACAATATATTGGAAAAGGCAAAAAGAAAGGCTGTGTCAATGGGAAGAATTAACAATTCCATTACGCACGGGCAAGGTAACATCGCTGGTTTTATAGGTGAAGAAGTTGCAAACCTTTTCTTAGGAGGAAAAATTAATAACACCTATGACTATGATATAGTCAAAGATGATGTTAGGATTGACGTAAAAACAAAGAGATGCACCTCCCCTCCCAAAGAACACTATGATTGTTCTATCGCAGATTTAAGCACACACCAAAAGTGTGACAAGTATGTTTTTGTTAGGGTGGAGTGGCACAAGAATAAACCAGACGAATGGAAGAGGGCTTGGGTTCTTGGTCAGATTGATAAAAAAGAATATTTCAAAAAAGCTGTTAAGCTTAAAAAAGGAGACGTTGACAAGTCTAATAATTTTGTTGTTAAGGCAGATTGTTACAACCTCAAGATATCCGAGCTTTATCCGATTGAACAAACAAAATGAAAGTATTAGGATTTGATGACAGACAATATCCGTTCCCGCCTTCAGGAAAAATGCCTAACGACAACGACGGTAGAAAAAGGTCTTCACTACACTTAAGAGCCAGAGAAATACTCAGAAAGATGTATCCCACAGAGAGAGTGCTTGAGGAAGTAGTCCTTCCGGGGACAAAAGGACTCTCTGCTGATTTTTATTTACCTTGCCGAAAAATGGTTGTGGAATGTCATGGCGAGCAGCATTATAATTTTATAGGACACTTCCACGGTAATAGGCTCAACTTCCTGAAAGCCAGAAGAAATGACGCCAAAAAACAAGAGTGGTGTGAAATGAACAATATTGAATTTATAGAATTGCCATATAGTGAGACAGACGATGAGTGGAGAAAGAGACTTAAAGGTTGAGGACAGGCTTGAACAGGTTGAGACAATTCTTCGTGAATACGAAAAGTCTCTAGGTTTAGATTTGTCTCTTGAATCAGATGATTATAATTTTCTAAACACAACACCTGCACAGCTTAGAAAGATGAGTCCAGAAGAATGTGGCGAGGTTGCCTTTGTGTTGTCTCAGAAATCTCTTCATATACAGAGAGAGATAAACAAACATACCCAGAGAATAAACTGGGCGAAGACCAACATAGACACTATGATTGCTGGCAACATAGACTCTTACGGCAGTAAATATACCCCCTATGAAAACCGAAGGATACTCGCTATAAAAGATAACGACTATACCAGCAGGCTTTATCAGATCATAGTCAAGGCTCAACAAGTTATAGACAGGCTGTCATATATACCGAATAAAATATCTTACATGTCAAAAACTTTGATAGAGTTACAGACAACAAAAAGGAGCCAAGGATAATGAGTTTGCCAGACTTACTGAAACAGGGTATAAACGAACGGGATTGGAATAAAGTGGATGAGGCATACAAGCTTCTTACCGGAATAAGCATCCTTAACTCTACAGAAATTGATAAAACTGTAGAGGAAGACAAGGGCGATGGAAGTGAGTCTTTTGTCGCAAGTTCCTATAAGAACGGAGAATCTTATGAAAAAACAAACACTTCCGGAGCCGCTCGAAGGGAAGCGATGGACATTAACAATAGAAAAAATTCTTGGGTTGATGATGGCACCATTGCCGCAAATGAAATGGTAAGTAAAGACCCCTCTCTCGGTGTTGCCAACCCAGTCGCAAGAAATAGACCTCCTGCGGCTAAGAGGTCTAACCAAGACGGAGAAATCAGAGTAGACAGAAGTAGTAAGCTAGAGAAATAATAATATGCTTTGTGATTTAATTGCTGAAAGAAATGTACTGGCAGGAATCTTTTCCTATGGAGAAGATGGCTATCTAGAGATTGCGGATATAGTAACTGAGAATACGTTCACAGACCCATCAAATCAAGCTCTGTTCAAGGCGTTCAAGTATCTCATTGAACAAAAGGAGATAGTGGATCTAGACGAGGCCTCCGTGATATCTGCTTGTCACGACCTTGGCTTTTCTTGGATATTTGAAAAGAAGACAGAGAGAGAACATGCTAAGGCCATACTCAATACAACCATAAACCTAGCCAACATAAGGGCTTGGGCGGCGAAATCTAGGAAACTTGAAATAGCCAATCTTCTAAAGGCACAGCTAGATGCGGCCAGCACCGACATCTCATCCATCAATGGAAATGAGCCAGTTGAACACATCCTTGGAATTGCCGAAAAGAGAATATTTGATTTTACAACCCTACTACAACAGGGGTCTCAGGACGATCCTCAGCAGATATCTGAAGGCATTGATGAATATCTAGAGGGACTAGAAAACAATCCCAGAGATGTCGTTGGAATCAGTAGCGGTTTCCCATTATATGATTTTGCTATTGGCGGAGGCTTTAGGAGAAAGACGGTCAATATGATTGGGGCTAGAACTGGAATTGGTAAAAGTATGCTTGCGGATAATATAGGTATACACGTAGCAGAAAAGATGAAAATACCAGTCTTATATCTAGACACGGAAATGCCAACAGAAGATCACTGGAATAGAATACTCGCAAAGAAAGCAAGAGTGAGTATTAATAATATTGAATCTGGAAGATACTCCAAAAATAAGTTCCAAACAGAAAAGATTAGAAACGCAGCGGAAGAACTTAAAGGCATTCCTCATCACTGCCTAAATGTTTCGGGTAAGCCCTTTGAGGAAGTTCTATCTATCATGAGAAGATGGCTGCACAAGGTTGTTGGTTTTGATGACAATGGAAACTTAAATGACTGCCTAGTCATATATGACTATCTAAAAATGATGAGTGGGGACGGAATATCTGCATCAATGAAAGAATACCAGATTCTTGGCTTTATGATGACCTCACTACACAACTTTGCTGTTAGGTATGACCTGCCAATTCTTACATTTATACAGCTTAACAGAGACGGTATTGATAGGGAAAGTACAGATATTGTTTCTGGCTCAGATAGAGTCGTGTGGCTTACGTCAAATCTCTCTGTTTTTAAGCCAAAGTCGGATGAAGAAATAGCCCATGATGGTGGGGATGAATTCGGAAATAGAAAAATGATAACTCTAAAGTGTCGTCACGGTGCAGGTCTTGATTCCGGAGACTACATAAATATGGTTCTGGAAGGACAGTATGGGTCTGTTGTGGAAAAAGAAACAAGAAACAACCTACTTAAAAACACAACTTCAGAACAAAACGCAAGGCCTTCTTTCGTTGTTGACGGGTCCGATCAAGTTATATTTGATGAAGAGCCCGATAACTTATCAGGAGGCTTAAATCCAGACACTATTAATAAGATGATTATTGAAGATGAATGATAAAGATAAATATTTTGATCAGGCAAAGCTTACCAAAATAAATGGAATGCTTACAGATAATATTGATGAACTTTTGGACACTCTCGACATAGAGCATACAAGAACGCACAAAATGATTATGTGTGCCTGCCCTATACACGGGGGAGATAATAAGTCTGCATTTAACCTTTACACAGAGGAGCTTCCAAACGGAATAGTTGGGAACTGGAAGTGCAGAACCCATCAATGCGAAGAAAAACATGGTAACAACCTGCTGGCGTTTCTCAGGGGGTACTTAGAGCTTCCTTGGTCGAAAACTGTTGACTGGGCATGTAAGTTCTTAGGGGTTTCGCTTGACAATTTAAAAGTAGACTCTAATTCGTCAGACATAGAGAAACGTAAGTTTGTAGCTAGCATAAGAGGTCTTAAGAGTAACCAAAAGGAAAAGAAGGATGGAATCACTAGAGATCATGTTAGAAGTCGTCTAAAGATACCCTGCGATTACTATATTGACAGGGGGTACTCGCCAGAGGTATTAGATAAGTATGATGTCGGCTTATGCTCAACAAAAGGCAAGAGGATGTATAACAG